CTTTTAAAACCAATACGTCCGCCTTCTGCTTTTTCATTTCTTAATAATTTAATTAAAAGATTATTATTTGTGTCTCTTAGTCTTGGAGGCATTTTATCTACCCCACGTCCACTAGGTGCTAAATCTGATATATACATATTATCTAAAAAATTTGACAAACTATCTATATCTTTTTTATCTATAGTTATTTTATTATCTATAATTTTAAGAGAAGGAACTTCTTCCATTATATCAGAAGTAAATTGTCCGCCTCCTGTATCTTCTATAAGCTCCTTTAAATATTTAGTTTCGTTTTGAGTTAATGTTTCATTTAAAACTACGTTTGATTTTTTAACTGGACTTTTACCAAAAGCACCTTTTATAAGATCCATAATACCTTTTCCAATCCCACCGCTTCTATAACCAATACGTCCGCCTTCTGCAAAAGCTGATGTAAAACCATCGGGTCTAATACTTTGAATATAGTCTGAAACTTTATCTGCAATATTTTTAACATCGTCAAAAGGATTAGCTTCTATAATCTCATCTATTTTTGAAAGCTCATCTGTAGTAAAGTTACCTACATTTCTAAATACAACTAATGGATCTGGAAAATTAGATCCGCCTTTACCTAAATCTTTAGATTTAGCAATACTCTCCGCTACCTCAGGTGGTAACATAAAATAGTTAGCATTATTTTTCATAAGTTGTCTAACTACAGCTCTTCTTCCACCTTCTGCTGAAACATAGTCACTAAAGTCAGCTGCACCAGATTTTATAAAATTATTTTCTGCTGTTGCTTTTGTAGCTACATCATCAAAATAATCTTTACCAAATTTTTGATCTACAATATCTTGTACTTCATCTGCTGCTTTACCAGAGCCTCTAAATTTTGTTTTTAAAGTCTCAATACCTTCTTTAATTTTATTAGACATCGCTGTCTTGCTTGTGCCTAGTCCTTGTGTAAATCTCTTAATCTTATCTGTGTCTCTTAAAGACTCTAGGCCTTCTTTGTTTATGTTCCTGGTCCCTGTTTCCAGGTCAATAACATTAAGCGGTCCAGGAGGCGGGTTAAAGGTTTCGTCAATCATTTTAAGATTGTTAAACATGGTGTTAAGCTGAACATCATTAAGTTTACCGGCTGTTACATAACCAGCGTCTTGTTCTATAATTTTTACTAGATCACTTTTACCAAAAGCATTTGTTGCTCCAATCATTTCTTCGTTAATAATGCCAGAAAAGGTCGTACCTTTCATTCCCTTGTCCCCGGTCCCTAAGAAGTTAATATTAGATTTAGTGCCCATGAACTTATTGGGGTTGGCTCCTAGCTTTTGAGCTAGTCCTAGAATACTGTCAATTAAAAATTTTCTATTAGCCATAGTACTTTAAATTCCTTTTCACGATAGGTTCAGGTTTATAGTCATCGGGATGAGGAATCAAACCACCTTGTCTAATTCTCATCAACGCCTGAGTCATAGAATCCACATAGTCATCGTGATCGCCATGCGGAAACGCTGCACACTCTTCCACAACTTCTTGTGCAAAATGTTCGTGCATCGGGGCCCATACTTTGCCGGCTTCAAATAACGGCGCAATAGAGGCAACTCTTACGTGTTTATCATTTCCTTTGCTCGGCGTAAAGTTAATTACTGGTATTCCTATCTCTCTCAGCTCGTGCGTTAGTGGTATCCCTGATGCCTTAGCCTCGATGATAACAGAATCTGGTCTGTGATCTAAATACTCTTGATGGGCCAAGCGTCTTAGTTCGGGGAACTCGTACCTGTCTTTGAACGCGTTAAGTAGAATAATATTATATCCTGTGTCCTCTGAATGAAAGACACCCCAGGTCGTAATCGCTGAAAAGTCAGATGAAGTCTTTTTTAAAAACGCTGTATCGTAAGATTGTATTGTGTATTCGACAACTGGCGGATATTTATGTTCCCAGTTCTTCCACCACTCTCGTTTGATAATGGCACCTTCTTCTGCAGTCGGTGTTTGCATATATTGGGCATTCCAGTTGGAAACGGGGATCGAGGCTTTTGTTTTAAGTAGTTCCTTGATGTCCCAATACTCTGGCCATACAGGTTTATCATTAGGCAATATAGCTGGTAGTTCTACAATATCCCATTCATCTCCATCTTCGTTTGCCATCTCTTGAATTAATCTTCCTGTCAAATCTTTTGTAGACCAACGAGTCATAACTAAAACAATTTTACCGCCAGGTTGCAAACGTTGTCTAGGCCCGGACATGTACCAGTTCCATGCTTTGTCAAAAGCAGAACCATCACCTTTTAGATCTTGCTCCTTGTGTGGGTCATCAATAATTAATAGATCCGCACCCCTTCCAGTTATGGCACCACCGACACCGGCTGCAAAGTATTCTCCGCCTTGTTCGGTTTTCCATTTTCCTGCTGCCTGGGAATCTTCTTGTAGTCTCGTAGCAAACATCTCGTGATATCTTTCTTCATCAATTAAGTTTTTAGTTTTTCTTCCAAAGTCAATCGCAAGATCTGCTGTGTGGGTTGCTTGAATAATTTTTAAATTAGGATTCTTACCTATCATCCAAGCTGGTAAAAAGTAGGATGCAAATTCTGATTTTGTATGACGTGGTGGCATGTTCACAATCAAACGGTTTATCTTACCGGTAGAAAGGTCATTAAATTTTTGTGATATATCTCGGTGGTGTTTACCTTCAATAAATTCTGGCCACATGTATTTTACAAAATTTAAAAAATCTCCAGTAACCAATTTTTGCATATTTTTTAGCTGATCAGCTAATTGTAAATCTGCATATTCTTGTGCCTCGTTTTCAGGCAAATTTTTTATAATATTTTTTGGATCTATCATTTCAAATCTGTTTTCAAATCAACCTACCATAACTATGCTTATTAAGCTATATAGACTATCTCTGGGACCCCTACTGCCTTTTAGGGTGGGCCCCCGCCCGTAATTTACGAGCTATTTGCAACCTGCACTGGTACCTCTATGGGGTGGGCCCGCCCGTACAAACAAGCGACCCATTATGGACATAGTGTCAAGGAATATCCTTGACACTATATGATGTGGTTAATCTAGTAATGTCATATATGCTTTAGGGTTAAGCCTACTAAACTTATCCAAACCCTGTTGCATTAATTCGTATTGTTCTAGTTCCTCAAACTTCTTAATCATATGGTAATGTATCGCCTCGCTTTGCGTTAGCATTTCTGATTGACCAGAATAAGGATTAGTTATTTTTATATTTCGTTCCTCGGTTTTAGTTTGTGTCATATGTCCTTTCATTAGTTAGTATTATAGAACAACTCAGTTAAGATTTTTAATATCTCCTCATCTGATTTGCCCTCGGCTTTTAACTCGTCATAGTGTTCCTCGTATGCTCGTTCCCACCACGCGTCATTTACTTCGCAACTCATGACTGGTTCTCCTCTATAAATGTCGCTTGTTGCTCGTTCCAGTTTTCCTGACACGCGTTGTAGTAGTCATTGTATTCCTGTTCGCAATCCATACAATGCTCATTACTATTTACAGCCCACTCATCATTCTTAGGTGTGCAACCACATTCTTTACATTTTTTCATATATGTCCTTTCATTGTTTATCATGTATAGGATATTATATTATTCTGCGATAGTGTCAACCCCTCGTTCAGTTATTCTAGTATAACCATAATCACATTTAACAGGGTCATCAATCGGTGTTTCAAGTGGCTCGGTTCGGGGAGCAAGGGCAACGATACGTTCTATATTTGCATTAGCAAAATCATTGTAACAACTATTGCTACAAAAATATTTGTAAAAGGTTTTCTCGTTCCACGCAGTTTGTTTTACTTTCCGAGTTCTTAAAACCTTAGAACCTTTAGAACCTCGCACACGATCTTGTGTGCGAGATTTGTGGCAATAAGTTCCATGACACCAATAATGACTACTCATATTTGACTCTCAAATTTCCGACTGCCGTTCTGTATGCGTCTGCGTCTAAGTCATAGTATGTCATGCAAGGTTTATTATTTTTGCTTAACCATGTTTTACAATCATCAGTCCACTTTGCCTTGCGTGTGATGAATGCTTTGTGTTTGGTTGCGAAGTATGTAATGTAAAAAGTTTTATTTTTTATCATCAATCCCCACTTGTTGCGTGATGATGTATGTTGTTGCGTCATCATCTAAAGTTTTTAATGCATTGACTTTCTTTACTGCCTCGTCAAATGTATTAATTGGCTTTCTTACTTTCTCAACTGAGAAATAATCCTCGTTAAGTTTTTGTAGTATGTAGTATTGCATA